GGATCCAAAGACAGGCAGCGGACACCGTTTCTCTTGAGTGACTTAGATAAGGTGCTCCACAGGGCCATGCGGCGGAGCAGGAGAAAATACGCGTCGATGTACCGGGGGATGCAGCTTATTCATCTGGATGTGAATTACTTTAAGGATGTGGTGACCAACGCCGCCGAGATCCCGAGAGGTGAGCCGGGCTCGATGGAGTTCTACCGGGATATTCCACCGTATTATTTCATTGAGTTCGCCAACGAGCATAAAGTTAAAATAAAAAAAGGTGTGCATGAAGTTTATGTGTGGCAGCCGAAGATAGAACGGGCGCCGACACACTCGCTCGACCTGAACGTATATTCGACGGCGGCTGCGTATTTTAATAAGATCCAGTTTCTGCCCGACCCCGATGAGGCGCCCCGCGTGCCGGCGGCGGTGGAGCAGCAGAGACGAAAGCAGGCGGCTGTCCAGCGGCCGGTAAGAAAGAATCGCGGCGGCGGGTTTTTGGATGATATGCCATCTTTAAATTGACTATTTACTATTTACTATTTTCTATTGACTATTTAGAAAGGAAAAAAAATGGATTACAAATACATGGTTTTTGCGGCGGTCATATTTGTTTTGATCAATGTGGTTTTTTTGTGCGGCATACTTTCGGCGATCAAAAAACAGAAGGCAACGATAACGATTGAAAAAACAAAAGACGATAAGATCCAACTGGCCGTCGAAGGCGTCGACAGTGTAATCGTTAAAGGAGGTGATGTGACGCTCAAAGATGATATAGAAAACCTGAATATGCTCGGCGGCAATCTGTACTTTCTGGCGAATGAAGTAAATATGAGCAATAGGTTCCCCGGGTCGCCGTCGCCAAAAAAAGTTTTACTCAACGAAGAGGCGGCAAAGTTGTCTGACATTATTACAGTAAAACAATGCAAGGAAAAAGTTTCATTATCTGAAAAACTTATGAAACAAGCTTACCCTGAAACTTTTAAATAATAAAACCCTCTGCGCCCTCTGTGTTCTCTGTGGTTCAAATAGTAAATAGTAAATAGTAAATAGTAAATAGAAAATAGTAAATGGCAAACGGTTTTCTTGATGACATTCCGGAGATATGGCCGGGCGGTACGAAGCGGCACAGGAAGAAAGCCGCCGCGCCGCCTCCCCCGGATCCGGACGATGAATGTCAGCCGCCGGTGATCTATGCAGTTGTCAAGTGCCCGTGGTGCGACAGTGAAGAAACGAAGGTCTACGCGACAAAAAAACCTGCACACGGCAGGAGGATAAGACATCATTTGTGTTTGAACGGCAAATGCAAAAGGACGTTTATGAGCGTTCAGTATTGCAGTAATTAATTTTGAATTTTTAATTATAAATTTTGAATTATTAGCTAATTTTTACGTTCAGCTCATCGAACAGCCGCTGCAGATTCGCGGCGGTAAGCTCTGATTTGCCGGAGAAGTAATTATACAGCGTAGCCTGATTGAGTTCGGCCATACGTGCGAGTTTAGGTATGTTTATTTTCTGCTCTTCCATTTTTTGTTTTAAGATTTTTCTGAACTCAATTGAGGTCATCTTTGAGCCTCCTGTCATATTCGTTAAGTGCGTCGCCGCCTCGCCGCATCAGCTTTGCAAGTTCAGCGGCATCGGGATTCGGCTGATCTATAAATTCGACGTCGACAATATCATTGCCGCCGACATCATTGTCAATTATCTCGCCGACAAATCGCGGCTGCAGGTTGTGATAAATAAACTGCCGATCCCCGTCGATCGACTCAGCGATCGTCCATTCGGGCTTGTTAAATTCAACCATGATTACTTACCTGTAAAAGAATAAGTGACTCAAGAAATTCAAGACCGCTCGGCTCAAGATTTTTGCTGCCAAGATAAACTCTTTTAACTGATCCGCCGTGCGCTGTCGATACTTTGCGAGTTGATTTGTTGCATTTCCAAAACCACAAATCGTGCGGGTTGCCGTTGCCTGATTCCAATAATTGGTAAACACTTGTGCCATCCGTCACAAACTCGCCGTTTTTCAATTTTGCAGCCTGTTCTTTGTTCATTTCATTCTCCTTTAAATTATAAATCTTATAAAAGGGCGAAACCGCTTACCTTGCGACCAAACTGATCCTGCCCGATGTAGCTGCCGACCTCGAAGGTATCAACCCCGCGATTGTATTTATGGTCATAACGGATAGTAACTGTGTCGCCGGTCTTAATGCCATTTTCTTTCGCATCGCCGTAAAAAAGAACCGGAACCTCGCCCAGTCCGCTCAGCCTGGCCATCCTCAAATCTTTTACTGTAATTTCTTTTGTATTTGCCATGATTTTCTCCTTTTTAGGCCCTTATTAACTTTCTACTAAAATTATACAACAGGAATTATATAAGTCAAATAGAATTATCAAAAAAAAGGTGAAATTCTTCAAAAATCTTCAAAAAATCTGCAAGTGTGTACTACAGCGTAGTACAGACCCCCTGTCCAAAAGGCCCTATATGGGCGATTATTTATAGGTACGAACCCCATATATTGGGCCGGACATAGCAAGGGAGTGTTAATTATGAGGTTTTAATGGCGACTTACACGGATGCAGAGCTGCTTGAGAGCGTAAGAGAAGGGATCAATACGATCGCCTCGGGCGCTCAGAGCTACAAGGTGGGTGACAGGGTATACGAGCGGGCGGACCTTGGCCAGCTGATGAGCCTGGAGAAAACACTCAGCCAGCGGATCAAGACGGCAGCCGGCGGCGGACGGACACTTGCGGAGTTTTGATGCGGCGAAGACAAAGAATACAATTCGATGGCTCACTTCTGAGAAAAACATCGGTCGCTCTCGATTCGGTTGTCGGCGTATTATCGCCGGCGTCAGCGCTTAAGAGAGCGCAGTACCGATTTGCATACGATGTGCTCAGCAAACACCGCACGCATACCAAGCGGTCCGGCACCTGGGGGTTCGGCGATCAGCAGCTCGACGAGCATACGCAGTCGGAGCTTAGAGAGATCGCACGCGACATGAGCCGCAACAATCCGGTCATCAAGGGAATGCTCAAGACCGAACGCGATGGAGTTGTAGGTCAGTCGGCGAAGGTTCAGGCTCGCAGCGGCGATAATAAATTCGATGAAGATATCGAGGCGGCGTGGAAAGAAAGAATGCTGCTGAGCAGGTGCGATCTTACAGGGCGATTTAACTTTAACCAGCTTCTGAGGAAGGCTTATCTTTCGTACCGCAGGGACGGTGACTTTTTCTGCCTGTTCGCAGACGATGGCATTCAGCCGGTCGAGGGTGAGCAGGTGGGAACTCCGTGGGGTAAGGCCCAGCCGGAACATTACGATATAATAAACGGGGTGGCGGTTAGTAAACAAACCAAAAAAATAATAGGGTACTATATCGGCACCCCTAATAAATACGGGTACATCGAAGCCGATGCCTGGAAGAATTATCCCGCGGAGGCGGTGCATCACATGTTCAATCCGGACAGGTTCAGCCATTCCCGCGGTGAGCCTGCACTGACGGCGGCGATGGAATGGATCGATAAGATATCCGGATACATCGACGCCGAGCTCGTGGCGGCGAAGGTCAACGCGTGTTTCTCGATGTTCGTATCGCGAGAGGCGCCTTTCGATATGCCGGATGCCTATACATCGGGCGTTGAGTCGGGCGGCACAGATCCCGATACCGGCGAGCGTTACGAAAAGATATCGCCGGGCACGGTGATGTACGGGCAGATTAACGAAAAGGCAACTCCTATCGGGCAGATGAGGCCGGGCAGTCAGTTCGGGGAATTTGTTTCGAAGATGCTGGCCTTTGTCGGCAGGCCGATCGGGATGCCTTTGATGCTGATAACGCTGGACTATTCCGGCGCTACTTTCATGAACGCCCGCATCGCGTATCAGCAGGTGCAGCGGATCTGGGAGAACGAGCAGGAGGATGTGGTCAAGCCGTTTGTTGCGAGGGCGTATAAGTGGTTCATCGATCAGCTCGTAAAAGAGGATAAAAAGTTCGACAGGCCCGGCAAATATTCGCACGAGACGATATGCACAAGATGGCCTTATGTAGATCCATTGAAGGAAGCGATGGCGGATGCGAAGCAGCTTGAGAATAAAACGACCAACCGCACACAGATATGCGCAAGGCAGGGACTGGAGTTTGGCGAGGTTGTCGAAAAATTAAAGAGCGAAGAGGACCTGCTGAAAGAAAAAGGACTCGTGGCAGATGATTCGACGGCCAAGCCAAATATGGAAAAAAACAGTAGTCAGTAGTTAAAAAAATATTTGCCACAGAGAACACAGAGAACACAGAGGTAAAAAGTAACGGAGCAAAAAATGAGCAACGAGAAACGAGAAACGAGAAACGGCTTAAAAACCTTTAATGAAAACACAAAGCGCCTTGATATCCCGGACGGTGCGTTTGAATTTACAATGCCGGCGGAGCTGGCGTTTGAAGCCGGGCCCGATGATACAAGGAAGCTTCGGCTGCAGCTCTATGATGGTTCGGTCCAGAAGCACTGGTACTGGGGCAACTTTGCTTTTGACCTTGTGGGGATGAAGCTGGCAAAGAAAAAGATAGGCATACTCGACTCGCACGATACATCCCGCCGGATCGGCGTTGCCGAAAATGCGGAGTTCGACGGTAAATTCATCGTCGAGGGCACGGCATTAAACAACGAACATGCCAATGCGATCATCGCCGACGCCGACCAGGGCTTTCCGTTCGAGGCATCGCTCAGGTTCGACCCGGCAAGATCAAAGGCGGTCTATATCAGGGAGGGTCAAAGCGTTCAGGTCAACGGCAATACGCTGACCGGTCCGGGCACGCTGTTCAGTAAAACATTGATACTTGAAGGAAGTGTATGTGTTTTCGGTGCGCTGGCAAACTGCAGCACCGAGGCTTTTGAAATAACAAACAATCCTGAATTTGAAAGGAAAGAACAGATGAGTAAAGACGAGATTACTATCGAATCGTTTAAGGCCGATCATGCGGATCTATATGACCAGATCTTCAAGATGGGTAAGGCCGAAGGCGAGAAGGCCGAGCGGGACATGTTCAAAAAGATAGCCGAACTGTCGGACGGCGATCACGAACTGGCCGTCAAGTGTTACACCGAGGGCATGACCAACGAGCAGACGCTCATGGCCAAAAATGAAAAGCTGACCAAAGAACTCGCTGCGGCAAAGAATGTTGCGCCCGAAAAGAAGGCCGAGCCGCCAAAGGTCGACCCGGCGAAGCAGGAATTCTCCGACGATGTGTCGAAGGAAAAGGCAAAGCTCACCGGCGATGTGAAAGAGATGACCGACGAGCAGCTCAAGGAAAGATTCGCCGCCGATAAGGCTCTGCAGGCTGATTACGGCGACGGCGAGGAAGGTTGTCAGGCCTTTATCGCGTTTACCAAGGCCGACAAAGCCGGGCAGGTAAGTATTAAGGAGAGCTGATTCAGGTTGGAGTCTGCGAACTACCAACTACGAACAACGAACTACGAACTAAAAATCGGAGATTTTAATTATGGCAAAGAATGACAAAGATAAAAATCCGGCTGAAACGCCGGATGAGAAGGCTGATGCGATGGCGGACGGGCCGGCTGTCGATGAAGAAAAAGAGCGGCTGCTCGCGAAGATATCGCAGCTTGAAAAAGAAAACGCCGAGCTGAAGGCCGAGATCAAAAAGCCTGTCGTCAATATCAAGGGCTTTGTGCTCGAGGCGGACGATCCGTTTGCGGCCGGTGCGATGAGGGTATATGTATCATCGACGGATACAAAGCATACGCAGCGGGCGATACTGCCGTTCGTACTTCCCTATAACGATAAGCCGGCGACAAAGAAGGCGATTGAAAGTTATATCGTGCGGGCCGACGGCGGCGGCGACAAGGCCAGAACGGCCGCGGCCAGAGAGGCACTTGCCAAACTGTAAAACAAAAACGGTGCATCCTTAAAAAATGTACTAAAAAAGATTATTAGCGAAGGAGATTTAATATGACAACGTTAGCAGCTAACAGCCCGCTTGTTCATTTGATAGGCGAGCACAATTCTATCCCGTGCGTCGCAGCCGACATTGTTTATGAAGGTGCGATGGTCGGAGATAACGCGGCGGGCTACGGCAGGCCGCTTACCGCCGGCGATAAGTTCGTCGGGCATGCAATCGAGAAGGTCGACAACTCGGCAGGCGCAGCCGGAGCCAAGAACATAACGGTTCTCGACGGAAGATACAAGCTGGAAGTTGCCCTTGTCGGCACGATAACCGATGTCGGGCAGCCGGTCTATGCAAGCGACGATGCGACCTATTCGTTCATCGCGACGAGCAACAGCTATGTCGGCGTTATAACAAGGTACGTATCGGCGACGAAGATGGAAGTTGAGTTCCGCCCAGGTGAGGTCGACGAGTTCGGCCCCAATACCATGCGTGAGACCAAGAGCGCAGCCTATACCGTCGACGCTCTCGATTCGGGCAAGATCATCTATGTCGACACCGATGCGGTGGTCATTACACTGCCGGCGGTGGAAGTGGGCATCGAGATCACGATCGTTAACGTCGGCTCGTTCGGGACGGTGGAAACAACGATCGCCCCGAACGCCGCCGATATGATCGAAGGTGTAGATCTGACCGGAGCCGATGACAAGGACCTGGTCAACACCAAGGCTACCGCACAGCGCGGTGATTATGTGACTTTGATCGGAGCCAATGCCGATGGGTGGATGGTGACGGCGAAGAGAGGAACGTGGACACGGCAGACTTAAGCCGTATCGCGAAGTTTTAACAATTGACAATTTAATAAAAAGGGTTCGGGCCGAGACTGATCATTAACGCCCGACGTAAGAACAAATCAGGCGGCTGTGTGGAGCCACATCTTCACACGGCCGCCTTTTTTGTTGCCCGCAGCCAACAAACAATCTTTGACTTTTAGGAGCAATAAAAATGGGTGCAGAGAGTTTAGGTTCGAGAGCTGTAATCGGCAGGTTCTACGCCGCACTGCAGCAGTATATGGGCAGCTCGTGGATCAGCCAGATCGCGATGCCGTTCGATTCCGACCAGGAATCAGAGACATATAAATGGCTCGGCATGGTCCCTCAGATGCGTGAGTGGATCGGCGACAAGCAGGCCAGCGGGTTCAGGGATAACGGGATCACCGTTATCAATAAAGAGTTCGAGGCTACACTTGAGGTATTGACCAAGTGGCTTCGACGGGATAAGACAGGCCAGCTTAAGATAAGGATCGCCGAGCTTGCCGCAAGAGCGGGCGGTCACTGGGGCGAGCTGCTTTCTACGCTTATCAGCAACGGCACCGGCGCCACCAGCGGACTGTGCTACGATGGGCAGTACTTCTTTGACAGCGACCACTCAGAAGGAGACAGCGGAACGCAGCTTAACCTGCTGACGGCGACGCAGGTAACGGCTCTCGATGTGACCACTGCGGCGAGCCCCACACCTGTCGAGGCGGCCAGGGCTATACTGGGCGTGATAGCCTATATGCTCGGGTATAAAGATGACAAGGGCAAGCCGATGAACTCACAGGCAAGGAGTTTTCTCGTGATGACGAGCCCGGTGCTGTGGGCTCATCTGGCCCCTGCGATCTATAACAGGCAGGTCAACAGCGGCGAGACCAATCCGATTCAGGGAATTATCGAGAACAGCCAGTTCAAGATCGATGTGGCTGCAAACCCGAACCTGACCTATACGACACAGTTCGTGACGTTCAGGACAGATGCCCCGGCCAAGCCGTTCATTATGCAGGAGGAAGTGCCTGTCCAGATGAAGGCGCTTGCCGCCGGCAGCGAGCATGAGTTCAAGACGGGCAAGCAGCTTTACAGTGTCGAGGCCTCGCGTAATGTCGCTTACGGGTACTGGCAGTACGCATCGCACTCGACATTAAGTTAACTTGATGTTCGCCTTTAAGCCTTACACCTTACATCGTGATGCTCACCGCGGGTGCCGGGGGCCCAAAAGCCCTCGGCGCCTGTATAGGTTTTGTTTTGGAAAGGAATCGTTATGTCCGCAACCGACGAATATGATTTGAATCCGAAGTGTGCGGCGGGCGTCAATGCCCTCAGCCGGGTTAAGACGCTCGAAAGAGATAATATTAAACAGTGGGATGCGATCGAGAAGCTGCAGAGCCGGCTGCCTGTATGGGCGACGGTGGTAATGACGCTGATGGGTACGATGCTCGGCAGTGCACTGACGTTTGCTTCTCTGGCGTCGAAGATAAAGCCGTAACGATGTCAGCGGCGAACGAACATCTTGCGAATATTACGATCGAGATCGATACGATGTACGATCATGGGGATATTAAACAGCCCGATGAATACGTCGCGATCGAAGATTTGAGGATAGCGGCGGCGGAAGTTCAGGCGGCGATGGATAGGCTGGAAGCGGCGGTAAATAAGGCGAAAGATGTATTTAAGAGAGATGAAGATCTATGAGCGAGAAAGTTTCAGTATTGATTCCTGCGAGGAACGAGATCTACCTGCAGAAAACTATCGAGAGTATTCTCAATGCGGCCAAAGGCGATATCGAGATAATTGCCGTTCTTGACGGGTACTGGCCGGACCCGCCGATACAGGATGACCCGAGAGTTACACTTATTCATCATACAGAACCTATCGGACAAAGGCCCGCAATAAACGAGGCTGCTCTAATAGCGACGGGCAAATATATTCTTAAAACCGATGCTCATTCGATGTTCGATGAGGGTTTTGATATTAAGTTGAAGGCCGATTGCGAGTATGACTGGACGGTCATTCCGAGGATGTATAACCTCGATGTCTCGAAGTGGGAGCCTAAATGGAACAAGCGAACCGATTATATGTGGATACGCTCGCCGGAGGCCAAAGACAAACCGTTCCGGCATAACTACTGGGATGGGCCGTGTGCAAAAGAGTTCCCTGTTGAATATAAAATCTTCAAAAAGAAGATCAAAAACGCACCCGAGATCGATGATGTTATGACCGGGCAGGGTGCATGCTTCTTTATGCACAAAGATAGATTTTGGGAACTCGGCGGGATGGATGAAGCTCATGGTCAGTGGGGGCAGATGGGGATAGAGCTGGCCTGCAAGGCGTGGCTCTCAGGCGGCAGGCAGGTAGTTAATAAAAAGACATGGTTCGCTCACTGGTTTCGCGGAGGCAGCGGCCCCGGGTTCCCCTGGCCTGCAAGCGGTAAGAAGCAGGAGCTTGCGAGAAAATACTCGAAAGGATTATGGACTTCCGGCAAATGGCCCCTGCAGAAAAGACCTTTGCAGTGGCTTGTCGATAAGTTCGCACCGGTGCCGACGTGGAACGAGAAAAAAAAGAACTACGGCGCAGATACATGGATCG